GTTTCTGCCTTTGTAAGATTCTTGTATATCTCGTATTCATAAAGCGCGGAGTTTCTGGTTACCTTATCTTTAAACCCACGGAAAAATCCAACCGAAGCCAGCGCCTTGAACGCCGTGGAGTTTATCTTGGCAGAAAGGTATAGAAGTATTTCCACCCAGAAAAAATTGTCCGCTGTTTTTTTAAGCTCTGTCTCCATTTCATTCACCGATTGTATTACCTTGTCTCCTGTTTTGCCGGTAAGAGATTTGATGTCCTTTACACCAAAGTAAATTTTGCCCTCCGTGAAATGAAACTTGTCTTTAAAGAATGTGATGTTTGGAGTCTTTGTTTCTATATCAAAGAGTTTTGCTTCTGATATTAGCTCGCGGACCTCATCCTGTGAGTCTTGTTTCTCGTTGGCATAATATAGATAGGCGACAAAAAAGTCATCCGTGTGATGGGCTTTGCAATAGGCACTCCAGTAGGAACATATTGCGTAAGCAACTGCATGCGACTTGTTAAAGGAGTACCTAGAGGATTTTTCTATCCAGCTAAATATTTCTTCGGCCACGTCCTTGGTGACGATTCCTTCCCTCTCAGCGCCTGACAAGAAGGAACTCTTTACTTGAGCCATAAGGCCAGCCTTCTTTTTGCCGATGGCCTTTCTTAATACGTCGGCTTCTTGTAGGTCAAAACCGGCAATCTTTTGGGCAATCCTCATCGATTGTTCTTGATACACAAGGACGCCGTAAGTAGGTTGCAGGATGTCCTCTAGGGATTCGTGAATGTACGCGATCTCTTCTATTCCGCGCTTTCTGTCAACATATCTCTGCGTCATGGACTTGCCATCTGAAAAAGCCTTTAAGCATCCGGGCCTAATGAGAGCCACAAGCGCCGAAAGTTCTTCCACATTGCTCGGCTTAAGCTTCTTTGCCCATGACCTTCCGAGGTTGCTCTCAAGCTGGAAAACGCCCTTGGTCTTTCCCTGCTGGAACAATTCCCAAGTTTTGGGACAGTCGTAGTCCGTTACCTCGGCGGGATTAAGAAACATACAGATCGCCTTTCGCGAAAGCTTTGTCGATCTTTAGGTTTCTGTAAACTGACCTATGGGTTTTCATAAATTTGATCATAATATTTGCGGTATCTTTTACGTCCTGAAGGGCGTCGTGAGCATTTTCTTTGCTTAGGCCCATCCTGTCGCGCAAAGAATCCATGCTGATAGATTTAACTGACGGGTCTCCTTCGCTCCACATAAAGTAGTTGTCCATCATGTCCACCTTATAGATGGCATGAAATAGCTTTTGCTGTTGTCTATCAGGGTTGTAGGGGCCGTATTCTTTGCACAGCCTGTCTATAATTATCATGTCAAAGCCGACGATATTAAACCCTGCCGGGATAGGCGCAAACCACTGGGTTCCTTTCCAGTTATACTGATCCACAAACTGGATGAACTTCTTCCAAACCGATCTTAGAGTGGGGGCCTTTTTAAGTTCTTCTCTAGTTTTCCCTGTAATCCGTAAGGCTTCCTCTTCTAGGGGATCTAGACCGGCCTCGATAGCTTTATTGTCGCTGAGGATGGGTCTAATTTCACTGTTGAAAGTGCCCTTGAGTTTTAGATTTCTGCCGTCCAAGGCAAGCGCTGCCAGTTGTGTAGGCTGGGTTTTATGGGGATTTCGAGAGCCGGTTTCAAAGTCAAAAACAACAATGTCTCTACTGGCCATAAGATGGTTCCTTGTTATTAACCAAGTTTTGAATTTTCATTATCTTGTCAAGTAGGGTTATCCCTAGTACGTCAAATTTTACATGTCCTAAAGCTTCTAGGTCAGACATTTCAAGTCCAGCCACTTTTTCTGAGCCGCTTTTCTGGGCTACCATTGGGCATACCCGGCCTAATGCCTCTCTGGATATAACCACCCCTGCGGCGTGTTTACCTTGGGTCTTAAACGTTCCCTCTATGCGAATGGCTTGCTCAAAAAAGTCTGCATAGGTTCCTTCAAGCTCACCCCTGCTGTTGACAAAACAGAAGTCTCTCAGTTCGTCGGCGTTGTTTATAAGCGCCCATTTAATGATAGAGCGGTCCTCTTCGTCCATTGCCTCTAGCTGGTCAGAGACATCGGCCTCATTCGGAATGCTTTTGGTCATTTCGTTCATCTCGCCAAACGAGCACGCCGCATTGATGCGCATGATTTCTTTCAGTGCGCTTCTGCCACGCAGCTTGCCAAACGTTATCATTTGGCTAACCCTGTCGTGTCCGTATTTATCTTTTAGGTATAGTATAATTTCATCTCTTTTCTTGCCGGGAACGTCTATGTCAATATCCGGCAGGGCAATATGATCACCAGTGTTTCTTCCGCTGTTGTAGAATCTTTCGAAAAGCAAGTTGTATTCTATGGGGTCAATCTTGGTAATCCCTACTAGGTAGGATATTAAACATCCCGCAGCAGACCCTCTGCCCGGACCAGATAGCCATCCTTGTTCGGCCACATAGTTAATTATGTCTCTTACTATCAGAAAGTATCCGAACAGGTTTGCACCTTTTATAACTTCGAACTCTTGCTTAAACCTGTCAAGATATACTTCTTCCGTGGCGGGGTCACTAAATTTGTCTCTTGCCACAAGAAGTGTTTTCCAACCCTCTCTGCACAGTTGCTTAAGGTATGCTTCTTCTGACTCCCCGTTTGGGCATTCAAACTCTGGAAGAAGGGGCTTGCTCAATATGTCGTAGCTCTCACACTTGTCTATAATGTCTGACACCTCTAGGGCTTGCTGCTGGTCGCAGTCCAGTAGTATTTCGGCCACCTCTGTACTGTCTGGAACGTGATAATCGCTGCTATCAAAGAACTTCTCAGCCCACGGGTCGGCTTCTCCAGACTTAAGGTCTTTTCTAACCTTGGGTAGTGTGGTTTTCATCCCTGAGCATAAAAGAATTCTGTGTAGCTGCGCGTCTTCGCTGTTGACGTAATAGCTCTTTGCGAGAGCGGGGGATTCTACATACGCATCCTCACCAAGGGCAGAGTATCTCTTGGGGGAAATGCAGATTAGATTTCTGTTATCAAAAATTCTTCTGGCTTCGTGGGAGGGTACGTTGCCGTCTGCATCTAGAGAAGATATAAGATCAATAAGATCATGCCACCCAGCCTTATTTTTTGCTATCAGCGTGAAGTCGTCAAAGGCGCACCCTATAATGGGCTTGATGTTGTGCTTCACACAAGCTTGATAGAACGAAACCGCCCCAGAGATGGACTTATAGTCGGTTATGCCGCAAGCCGCGTACCCGTTCTCGCTACACTTCTTGGCAAGCTCTTCGGGCTTGGAAAATCCCTTAAGCAGGCTGTAGTGGGTATAATTACAGATCGGTGCCCAGTTCATTCCGTCCTCTTCAATGTAAATTTTCAAAAAGTGAGGCCGCTTACTCGAAAGCTTCTGCAATCCTTCCCTGAGAAGCGCCTCGTCCCTGTTGCTGCTGTTGCATCCTGAGCAATTGTTGCAAGTGTTGTAAAAGAACCGTGTCTCGTGCCCGGCCTTGTTCTAGGATTGTGTCCAATTTTGCATTTATGGCCGTCAGGTCTACAGGCTGACCACGAGCAGGTTCTGCTGGCTCGTCACGTCTAAGGGATATTACAAAACCCAAGGTGATCGCAACCAGCACAACCAGTGCGCGAGAGCAGTTCAGGATCTTTTGGCCTGTCATAGGATAACCTTGCCGTCGCCCTCTAAGAGATACCTAGGTCTGCCACCGCTGTCTGTTCTTTGGGTGTCTAGCGGAATACCAAAGTGGTCAAACATGGTTGCGGCAATATCAATAGGGCCTAGCGGTGTCTCTTTCGGGTAATAAGACTTGTCGGACTTGCCGATAACTTGTCCATGGTTATAGTCTCCACCGGCAAGAAGCAGGGTGGAAATGGATGGCCAGTGATCCCGTCCCGCGTTCTTGTTTAATTTGGTTCGACCAAATTCTCCCGTGACAACCAAGAGGGTGTCTTTGTTCATGCCTCTCTGGTGAATGTCCTCCACAAAAGCGGACAGAGCCTTGTCTAGTGGGGGAACTCTTCCCTCTAGAGACTTTTGAATGTTTCCGTGCATGTCCCAGCCACCATAATGGATAGTGACAAACTTGGTCCCAAACTCAGACAGCCTTCGGGCTAATAGTAACTGGTCGCCAATGCCACCCTTGCCATACTTTTGGCGCATAGCTTCAGGTTCTTGGTCGAGGTCGAATGCGTCCTTAGCGTTTCCTAGGATTACATTGTAGGCTTGGTTGCCAATCTTGGAGAAAGATTCGGCTTCCCGATCAACCACCCTATGCTTGCTGTCCAAGGCATTCAGCAGACTCTTGCGATCCTTAAAGCGATCTAACGCAATTCTGGGGATCAGGTTTTCTTTGTTTGAGGGGTCAAAGGGCTTGTAAGCCCCTCCCAAAAAGGCGGGTTGCTCCCCTTCGATCTTTCCCTGCTTTACATAGCTAGGCATCCCGTTGACAGGATGGTTCGTTCCAAAGACAGCAGATACGACGGCTCCATAGCCGGGGTACATAGAATCTGCCGTGTTCTCTCTTTTTGAGTTTCTATGCCCCGTCATAACCCAGTGGGTGGCTTGCCTATGGGACGAGTCCCCATGGGTAAATGAGTTCACGGCAGTGAGCCTGTCGCCCTGTTTGATCAGGTCGTCAAAGAGTCCCCCAAACGCCAGACCGTTTGGGTGTGTGGCAAGGCCGCTGGTAGGCTTAAATTCGTCTGGTGTCGGCTCCGTGGGGGCGTGGAAAGTCTCAAACTGAGTAGGGCCACCACCAAGCCAAACCCAAATCACAGACTTGTCGTTGGGGGATGTGATTCCCTCCTGACTAAAAGCCAGATCGGAAAATGGAACCGCGCTGAGTCCCGCCCCAATGCTCCCAACAGTAACAAAGTCTCGCCTATTAAATCGCAAGTCTAGCATAGCTTCCTCCTCCTTTTTTTGTCCCCGACTTTAGCCCGGAGCGTTGTAATAACCTATATTAAAGCCTTCTTTGGTGCATTCCTTAACAGTATCATCCATTCCGTGCTTGTCAAGGTGCTCCTCTATATATATACACATGTTCTTGTCAGTACCATGCCAATTATTTTTAAAAAAATGGCAGAGCTTGGTGCATTTCCAGTGACTCCTGTCTCTTGATAGTGGTCTTGGCTTGTGGTTTTCTCGTATGGATGAGAATGTGTCCTTAAGCATGCCTAGGAACTTTTTCTCATCTCTCTTGTCAAAACACATTGAGAATGGACCGCCATCCTTGACATAAAAAATAGTCATGATTGACTGGTCGTACTCTGGGAACATCTTGGATATGGCATAGTTGTATAGTAACAGTTGGGGGTCCACCAGAAGCTTTTCGTAAGTCTTCTCTTCTCCAGTAACCCAGTCTAACCTTCTTCCGGTTTTCCAGTCTATCACCTCTATTATACCATTTTCTGCCTCTGTTACAAGGTCTATTGTCCCTTTTATGGCAAGATTCCCAGAAATTGTCTCGCCGTTTGGTAGCTCGTAGTCGTACTTGGCCCAGTCTTCTTCTATCAGAATATCAAAATGCGGCTCAGAGGCCACAACCTTCCTGAATCTAGGATCGAATTGTCCGTCGTTGTACTCCAAGGCGCTCCAAGCAAGCTTTTCGCAAGTTTTTCTGTCCCCAGCAGTGAATTTGTTTTTGGATTGCTCGGTATAATAATCAAAACTTCTGTCCGCAAGTTGCACCACGAAAGAATCATCGAGGAACTTGCTGGCATGTATCTTGACTTCCCCCAAGGCGTCATCATCTGTCTTCAGGTATTTTCTTTTGGGGTTGTCTTGCTGGAATTTCTTAAGAGAGGCAAATACCTCCATCACCTTGTGGACTATTGTTCCCATCTCTGCCTTCTTCCCACTGTCTGACTGATATCCCAACACATAGGTCAGGAAATACTGCATCTGGCAGAAAGAATAATTGTTATAGCTTGAGCTACGAATGTATGTAACTAACATGCTTAGCACACCCCTAGGGTAGATATTGTAGAGCAAAGGTTTTCCACGCCGCCCCGTGAATTGTCCACAATGGCGTCGAAGTTTTTCCAGTCATAATTGTCTTTGTCTAGTGCCACCTCGCTGTCATGAGAATCTGTCAGCTTGTCCCTTGTAAGCCTGATCACTCTTCCTCCAGCCTTTTGAATTGCCTCCACCTCGTTGGGAAATCTAACGTCAGCCACGATGGCTAATTCTGTCTGCTCCCTACGGATCATGTCGATGGTATGGTCTACCCAAATAGGACCATGCATTTGCCTCATCACGTTAGTTCCGAAGTACTGCATAAACTCTCTGGCGGTCATGTACTTGTCAGCACCTGCGTTAACCATCCACTGGTACTCTTTTGTAAAAGGCATGTCTTTCCAGAAGAGGTGGGTTGGGGTGTTTTTTTCCTCGTTAGTGCCGTAGACCTGCCCCGGCTGTAGGCCAAAAAACTCTACACAAATTCTTTTGAGTCCATCGGCAAAGCTATACAGCTTAACATATGGCCACATATTTCTTTCGGCGTAGGCTACGAAATCTGCATCTTTTCTTGCTACGTCCAGCACACCCCAGCCGCTATTGCCCAAGGAGTCAGCCGTTAAAATGGCAAGCTCTCCCTTGGGAGTAACGTCGAAATCCTCGACTAGGCCTTTGTTCTTCAAGATGCTTCCATGGATGTAATTTGCCGTCGTGTTTTTGCCCGACTGCTTTTTTCCAGAAATGCCCAGTATTACCATTAGAAAGCACCTCTTACTTGTGTCAATACAGTGTCCTTGATTTGATCAACGCTCATGTCTCCAATATCCTTACGCAGAAGTCTTGGAAATTCCAACTTGAACATGCGGCCCAACTGTCTGCACAACTGGGTTTTGGATTCTCTTCCTGCCTGATCGTTATCTGTCAGGATAACAAGTCGTGTTACTCCGCTTTGTTGTATCTTTCGTTGCTGTTGCTCGCTGAGAGACTTTCCAAAAATGCTTACTGCGTTTGTGATGCCCGACTCGTAAAGCTTCCACACGTCTCCTTGCCCTTCGGTCACAAAGAGCAGAGAAGTTTCTGACGCTTGACCGATAGCCCTGTGGTAATTATACAAAAAATGCCTCTTGTCGAAGCCTTTTGTGAAGAGAAATTTTGGTGTCCGGTATTCCTTTGTGGACCTGCCAATGTGAGCCACTACAATGGTTCCGTCGTCATTGTGGATAGGTATCACTGCTCTGTGGTGCATGGGAGAGGATTTGTCGTAGCAATCTCCAATCTCGAAATGCAACATTGTCTGCTCAGAGAAGCCGCGAGATAAGAAGTACTCTGAGGGGTGTGTAAGATTATACCTGTTTCTGGTTGATGTGGGCACAAATTTTTTCGATTGGGAAAACATAGTAACAAGTTTCACAAAGCCGTCTGGCTCTTGCTCCTTGTCTATTGTAATATTTTTTCGGTCTATGTTAAGTATGGTACAGGCAAAGTCTAGGGCTTTTTTGAAGCCTACGTCTTGGCCGCTCTGTTGGGACAAAACCCCCTGAATCAGACCAAATACGTCGGTTCCGTATGTATCATGGCAGTCTCTGGTCCAGCATCTCCACAGTTCCTTGTCAGTAGAAAGAGAAAATGCCCTGCTGTTGTCGCTGTCTTCGTGGACTGGGCAAGTAGAGTATATATTATCTCCCATGATTTCATAGTCGATATTTAGATTAGTCAACAAAAGCTCAATATCAGAAAAGAGCATCTTTTTGATCTGCTTAGTATTAATCTTCGGCATCGTCTTCTTCGTCTAAGTCTAGTTCGTCGAGATCATCAACTAGCCCAGTGTCACCGCCGGGACTCTTTCTAAATTCGTTCCTTGTTTTTAACTCGTTGATGATAAACTTGTCACCAATGATGTTCATGTTTATGTAATCGCCATCGTCTAATCCTCCACCGTGGCGAGCCACCACGGGAACAAGTTTCCTATTGCCAGCGCTAAGCCCATCCTCAGCTAGCTCTTCTGGGGATTTATTCTTGAAGATCGTAAAGGAAGTACATAACCAAATAAGCCTGTCGGAGCCGCTCACCGTGTCTGTGCTCTCCTTAGTAATGCCATCCCTGTTAAGCTGAACGAAGGCTAAGCACGGAACATCGAGCTTGACACAGGCGTTGTGGAGAGAGGTGATCTGAAAGCCTAGGGCTTGGTATTCCTGTATGTTGTGTGTGATAGAATTTGAAGACATTAATTTAAGGTAGTCGTACACAATTAGACAATCGTTAGTATTGCCGTTCTCGTCTGTGCCCACCTCTTGCATTATCCAACGCTTAATAATATTCAACACCTGCTCAAACGGTTTGCCAGCCACTGAAACGTAGCTGTAAGGTATGGAGCTTATTTTCTTGACAGCTTTCTCTACTTGAGACAACTTTTCGTCGTTATCTGTAAATTGCCCACACGAGATGTCGCTGATGGATATCTTACTTAGGTTTGCTAGAATTCTATTGAGGTGGTCGTCTTTAGACATCTCTGTGTCCAGCATCAATACTGGAATGCCCTGAGATGCTACGTGTATGGCAACATTATCAGCAAAGGCGCTTTTCCCCACCTTGGGTCTAGCGGCTATCAGATCGACACACTTTCGGCGTAACCCCCCGCCTATTGCTTGGTCAAACCTAGGGAACCCAGTGGGGATGCCTACTATGTCGCACTGGTTTTCTGCCAAGAAGGTTACATACTCTTCTATATTATTGCCAATCTTCTCCGGCTTCTCCCCACCGTCATCCTCTCTCAAGAAGTCCATAAGGGGGTTTTCCACCATAGAGACTATCGTATCTATAGTTTCTGACCCATCAATGCCGCCGACATCATTACTGATTTTGTTGGTTAAGTCTTTGATGCTTCTAGCAAATTCAAACTTCTTGATCTGAACAGCGAAGTCTAAAACGTTTTCCTTCTTAACCGGAAAATCAAACAGAGACTTAATGTATGTAAGCTCCTGTTTGCTGTTAACCAGTTCTGCAAAGTTCAACTGTGAGGCCGCAGACAAAATAGAGGGCAAGTCTATTTCCCTGTTAGCTTGAATGGCAGACTCTACACACCTGTAAAGAACTTGGTTATTGTGGTGAGAAAATGTGCGGTGGTCTATGATGTCAGACACGTCAACGTAAACATCAATCCCGTGCCTGAAAAGACCCGCCAATACCGCCCTCTCCGCTCCAACATCTGATAGGTCGTGGCTCATTAAGTACTACCTTCCGGTGCATCGGTTGCATCTATGATATTCTCCATAAACCAGCTTGGGACTTACTTTAAAAGTCTTTCCGCAAACGTGGCAGTTCACCTCCGTCTTTTTCGGGGGAGAACGTCGCCTTTCTGTTCTCTCAAAATCTGGTGTTTCTATGTGGGACAGTTCTCCGGTGTCTTCCCATTTGTTCTTGCCGCCTTTCACTTTGGTTCTCCTTTTTTTGTTAGAGTCTCTGTTTTTAACAGTAAAATCTTTACCGACGCTTGCAGGCTCTTCCTCTTCGAGGGCCTCCTCGACAACTCGGTCAAGGTCATTTAATGTCTGACGAAGCAGATCTTTTTGGTCATCACTCAAGTTCTCTAGTAGCTTGTCTATATTCATAATCTCTTCCCTTTTTCTAGTAGGATATCTCCCTTACGCTTGAGTTCATAAACCTTGCCTTCAAGTGACTGTAGCCTAGCTTCAGCTACTCCCCGCATCTGATCGCACTTGGCCGCATAGCTGTTCTCTCTTATTATACTCTGGCGCTTTACCTCGTGCTTGGTGTATTGGTCAAAATTGTGGAGATTGCCTACCACGAGTTTCTCTATCTGGTCATTGCACCAGTCGAGGACTACCTTGTTTTTGTTGATCTCATCTTGGACGTAAGAAGAGTACCCATACAGGATATACGCCCTATCAAACAACTCTTGCTGCGTCAGCATCTTGATTTTATCAATGGGCATGTTGGATGCCTCCAGAAATTCTTCTCTGAAGGTGGCAAACCTGACATTAGACAGGTCAAGGTAGTCGTCTATCTGCCCTATGTGTTTAGCTAGGCGCTCAGACGCCTTTAATTGTATTTCGCCAGTCATCTTCGTTATCCGAGTATTTTAGGACTACTAATTCAATGTCATTAAGTTCACACCACTTCAGCTTGTCTTCGTCTCTGGACTGGGCCTTTAAGAAGGCAGCTTTGTTCTTGTGAAAGAACGGGCTATATTCATAGTGTTGTTGGCCGTGTACCTCTATACCTAGTCGCAGGTTTGGTATGAAGAAGTCTAAATAGAGTACGGACCTTCTGTGGGACGCCGTGCTGCCGGGAAGCTTGACCTCCTCAAGTATTCTATAACTGTGGTATATTTCTTTCAGCAATTTTCTGGCGCGTAAATGATACTTAGACCGCTTCTTCTTGTCGTTGTCATATACATCATATTTGTTAAGATTCCAAGTGTACTCCCTGCCGCTAAAGCCTGTCGCTTTCAAAATAGTTCCCTTACTTTATCATAGATGAAGCTGCACACGTCAGGGTTTTCGTTCAGGAAGTCTGAAAGGTTGTTAACACCCTGAAACTTGAAGAACTTTTCTGTCTCTTCTTTAGAGTCTGGCACGCCGTTGTCCTTGAGAACTTTGGCTATTGTTGGGTGTTCTTTGTCCTCTAGGGCGCAAGATATCGTGTACCACGCTCCGGCGCTCTTGATCAACCTAAACTCGCAGGCAATCTGTATCACTTCTTGGGTTTCGTCTATGCCTATCCCGTATCGTATCCAGCCTTCTGCTGTAGAATTCGGTGTACCTCCGGCGTTTGATGTTAACACCTTCCAGTTTGCAACCTGTCCAATGTGTGGCCCGGTATCCTTGGGAATTTGCCACCTGCCCCTGTGGGTAATAGCAATATTTGTTCCAGCCTGATACTGGATCATGTTTCCTCCATCGGTCATCTTTGCCGGTGCCCACCTACTGCCTCCGGTATTGGCGATGTTGTGTAGGATGAACAAGGCAACTGTTTTGTTCTTTGTAACCTGACCACCAATCCGTTTAAGAAACATGGACAACAATCTGGGAAGGGCATTTCTTACGCCGGTCCTGATTAGTCCTTCAAGCTCATCCTTCGGAACCATGCTAGATACAGAGTCAACAACAATGACGCACTCGGGGTCGTTATTTATGTAAAATTCAATGATATTGAGGTAGTCCTCTGCTGACAGAGTTCTGTCGTCAGTGGACTCCACGACTATAATGTCTTTTGGGCGAAGCGATTTTATACCTTCAAAGTTCTGTATGGCTAGTCGGCCCTCGGTGTTAACGTAGATAACCTTTTTGCCAAGTTGCTGGCATTTTCCGGCAAAATGAAGCGCCGTGGTTGTCTTGCCCGTCTTGGGGTCTCCCGACATGACTACGCAACTGCCTTCACGGATGCCTCCACCTAAAGCTATGTCCAGCGCAGGAGACAGGCTAAGTAGCCCAAGGCTCGTAAGATTTTCAAGAACCTCTGTTCCGGGTCGGACAACATCTCCGTAGGTAGCTATAATTGTGTTGCTCGTTGGATCATCGTCAAATTTAGTTATCTTCTTTTTTGCCATCTAGCTCCCTCAATTTCTGCAAGGTGGATTTATTCCCGTGGGCTTTATTTTGCCTCGTCGTGGCATCTTTTTTGAAGCGGATAGTTTTTGTGGACTTGTCCTCCCTCTCGATCATCTTGTGGTATTGCTGAATTATGGATTCCAGAGGCGGGTATTTAAGAGAATACATGCGACGGCACTCTGGGGAATTGACGGCCCTAACAACTGCTGATTCTGGATATTTCCTGAGAAGCCTGTGGGCCAAAACCACCTGATATTGGAATACTTTTTTCCACTTTGGCGTGTTCCAGAATTTGTAGGGCTGAGCGCCGACATTTTCTTTTTCAGCCATGCGAGTACAAACAATCTCTGCTATGTACTGGGCACAGGTAACATAGTCGCCGCCGGAGGGCGACTTGTACCTACTTTTATCTGTCGGATGTTCGGGCATGATTGTATATTATAGCTTCTTCAAAGCATTTGTCAAGAGGGTCTTCGACTTTTTCTTCTTCGATTAGCTCTGGCGTAAGCCACTGAGTCTTGTGTACTATATCTCCTTCTACAATCCCAATGGTGTAGTAGTGCTTAGTTGAGCCACCGATAAGCCCCATGAGGGACCGGACAAGATACACCCCCTCCGTGTTGCGAGTGTCGGTCTCGACGACGTGTGAGCGATATTGTAGCTTTATGGAGTTCACGTAGAGATTTTGGTCTGAGCATGTCTGGTTAATGTCAAGCCAAGTGTTGTATTCTTTGAACCAAATCTCTGTCCCATCGGATAGACACACCCTGACCCAGATGGCCCTTTTGTCATTCCGGTACTCTGCAAGCCACTGCTCATGAGTTGTGATATAATTATTCATCGTCCTCTTGGGCGACATCGGCATCTGCCTTGGTTTGCGTTACGCACCCCCTAGTTCTGAGCGACAGGTCTGCCTTTCTGGTCGCATCGCTAATGCTGGATGCGGTCTCGGTCATTGTAACAACCCCTTCCCGTCTGGCCATCTGATCACCGGCCTTTATCCTCGTGGGAGCCTCTAAAGCTTGGAGCTTATCAATTCGTCTCTGTATCGCAACAATGGGGCGATCCAAGTCCTTGGCTATTTGCTTAGCGTCTTGTTCCTTATAGTGGCCCTCGACGTAATATTCCTCAGCTTTTCCTAGTGGTCCCTTTTTAGTCATTGATAAAACTCCTCTGTGCTCTAGTCATGTATAGTAGGTTTTTTGTCTTCAAAAACATCATGTAGAAATCAAACGTGTCTCTGGACACCTGCTTTAACTTTGCTTCTAAGTAATCTTCTCTGTGACTATGCATTCCCCAAGGGTCGTAAGGCACGCCCTTGTGAACTCTGACGTAGTGAGACTCTGATTTCCCGTCTCTTCTAATGGTCGTAACAATTTTGGCAAAACTTTTTTCGTTATCGTGTATTATGACTCCCCCGGTCCTGTCAAACAGCACCTCTTTAAGGTGTATTCCACTGTTAGCACCGTCTGCGTCGTCTATATATTTCATTTTTTCCCTTCCATTATATATCTGATTCTTTGCTGGTCGGTCATCGCCCTGACTTCTCTGTCTGTGGCTGTACAGTGCCTAGACAGGGGCGATTCAGGGGCCGGGGCGTTTTCTTTAGACTGGGACACTATCTCCGACATCTTTTGACGGCCCGCCTTTCTTGCGTTTTTATCGGCAAGCTGCCCAATGGTAGACGGGGCTTTGGACACCGAGCAAAACTCGCCTCCATATAATACCCTCTTAAGCTTGTGTTTGCCACAGTTGGGACAAACTTTTTTTGGTTTGTCTTTAATTGATTGCATGACGTTACGCATTTCATGGTCGCAATGTTGACATATATAGTCGTAATTTACCATCGCTTCCTCAACTGGGGCCTGAGAATAGTAAGTACCACAGTAGCCAAGTCTGGAAAAGAAAGATCGGAAGGGTCAACGCCCAGCCTAATTTGCTGCTAAAGCGATAAGCCTGAAGCATGAACCACATAGCGACAAGGGTTCCAAGTATTTTTACCACAGAAAACACAGCCAGCCCACACGATACAATAATAGCCTTGGCTATCGGGTTTTGTTCAGTTTCGTGGATAACGTCCCGGTGCTCTATAGCTAAACACAGATCAACCACTGAGATGATTCCTATGCTAAGCCACATGTACCTGAATAATCTTGTGCCCATTTTTAAGACTCTAGCGCAGTAAGAATTTGTCCTATGATGCCGTGTCTCTGTATGTCCTCGTGGCCCAGCTTTATAATCCCAACGCCGTTAACGTTTTCTAGTTTTCTTATGCACAGGTCAAGGCCGCTCATGCTGCCTAGGTCTGTCTGGCCTATGTCTCCGTTAATTATAGCCTTGGAATTCTCACCCATTCGGGTGATAAACATTTTTATTTGATCCACTGTGCAGTTCTGGGCTTCGTCTAAAACCATGTAGGTATTGTCGTATGTGGCCCCTCTCATAACCTCTAGAGGCTCATATTTTATGTTGCCCGCAAGGAAATGATGCTTGTGTCGATCACGTCCTAGGAAGTGTTTCAGGTTTTCCTCCATAGGCTTCAGGTATGGCTGTATCTTCTCCCCAAGCTCTCCCGGTAGCGACCCAATATTTCTACCAGAGCAAACTAGAGGTCTAGTTACAACTATTTGCTCAGACTTACTAGCCATAAAATGCTCGGCGGATATACCGGCAGCAATAAAAGACTTACCGCTGCCAGCCGGTCCCGTGCAAATAATTACGTCATTTTCTACGATAGCTCTGATGTATAGTTTTTGGTTATACGTCTTGGCGGTTAGGGTTTTAAGCCCCTTTGGATTGCGCCTCTGGTTCATATATAAAATCTCTCTCTCATGAGGATTTACTGGCCACTGCTGCCAAATCCCCCCTCGCCCCTTTGGGTTGTGCTCAGGGAGTCTACTTCTTGTAGCCGAAAGCTTGGCACAGGTTGAAATAGTATTTGCGCTATCCTGTCTCCCTTTGCAATGCTGACGTTTGGAACGCTCCATACGGACCCCGCATTAAAAAGGCAAACTTTCACCTCTCCTCGATACCCCGCGTCTACTACACCAGCAAACACGTCTATCCCATTTTTTACAGCCAGCCCGGACCTAGGCCAGATTAGGCCCACCATTCCTTCAGGTATTTCTAACGAAATGCCCGTGCTAATAGTCCTGTGGGTGCTCGGACTGATAGTAACATCTTCGTCGGCATATAGATCCCATCCGGCGTCGTGTTCGTTTGCTCTGGTGGGAGCTTGAGCCGACTCTGTTAACCGCTGTACGCTAATTATTTGATCCATTCTTTAGTTGTCCTTCTTCTTTTTCTTCTTTTTCTTCTTGTCGCCATCCTTGTTCTTGTCGTTGCCGTTCTTTTCCTCGTCGTCATCTTTCTTTTCGAACTTTTTCCAGTCTGCACTATCTTCCTTTGCGGGTACGCACTTGCCATCCTTTTCCACATACCCCGGCTTGCAGTTGGGAGGGTAGCCTGCGCCTTCATCGGACTGCACTTGACGATAGATTTCGTCGGCTTCTTTAATTACATCTCTGGGAGTTGGCTCTGTCATGGTTTCTCCTTTAGACTTCTTAACAAAGATTAATGTTCTTCCGTTCTTTTTGTAAAGACCTTTTCTTGCATAATGATAGAGTTCTCTGGTTTTTGGGTCTTCGTAAATGAATACCGCTCCAGATGATTTGCCCTTGTTTTTCCCTTTTCTTGGTGAAGGCA